AGTAAATTAATGTCTGATCAAATTAAATCAGGTGTTGCCCTTAGAAACGAATCGACACTTACCTTTGAAGGTGCTTCTGTTCGTACATTTGAATTGTCTTTCACTCTAGTTGCATCAAGTGCAAAAGAGGCCGAGACTATTCGTGTCATTGAACACACATTTAGAAAATATATGTATGCCAAAAAAGAGGGTACATTCGCAGTTAAATATCCACCTTTATTTCGTATTAAATTTATGAAGGGTAAAGAAGTAAATGAGTTTTTACCATTCTTATACGATAGTTATTTAACTGGTTTAAATACATCTTATAATAACAACGCGAACATGTTCCATAAAGATGGTTCACCAACAGATGTTAATATACAACTTTCTTTCCAAGAACAAAGACAACTTACAAGAGACGACTTGTATCATGTACCAGGTAAAGGTGGTCAAGAAAAACCACCTGGCCAAGTGCAACAAAAATTTAGTTATCCGGCCGCGAAGGAGTAATCATGACATTTTTTAGACAGTTTCCAACAATAGAATATGACTTGAAAAAAGATGGTTCCATTATGAAGATGGTTAACATCTTTAGAAGTGTAAGACCATTACAAAATTTTATAGATGATCCTTCTTTATATACATTCTATGAAATCAAGAATGGCGAGAGACCTGATGTTGTATCTCAAAGATTATATGGTACGACTGATTTCTATTGGACTTTCTTTGTTGTGAATGAATTTCTACACGATGGTTATAAAGTCTGGCCAATGTCGCAAGAACAAGTATATGAATATATTAAAAGAGAATATAATGGTTATGTAATTACAACTAAACCATACATGAAACCTGATAGTGATGGTATATTAAGAGAAAATGTAAATTCACTTTCTGGTAAATTCCAAATTGGAGAAACTATTGTAGGTGGTACATCGAATGCTAGAGGTACACTTACTAAAAAGAATATAGATATGAACCAATTGGTTATTCAAAACATGCAGAACACAAATGCATATACAGGTGATGGTGCCGCAAATAATAATAACTATGAAGAGGTAAAGGGTTTAATCACAGATGATGCTGTTCAGAGTTATGAAGTGTTTAAATATGCCGACGCACCTCATCACTATTATATGACAGATGGAGATGGTACTGAAAGAGAATACACTAATATGGATTTCATTGATAATGTAGATGCAACTCCCGCTGCGAATTTAAAGAGTGTTTCATATAGGGCATATGTAAACGAATTAAACGAACAAAGAAGTAAAATCAGAGTTATTAATCCAAACCATATTGGTAAATTTATCGACACATTCGAGAGATTAATTAATGAGTAGAAATAGGGTAACATCGAGTGGATTCGCATCTACTCCTACCACATATCACGTTGAAGCTTGTGAAATACAGGCTAATAATGTAAAGAATGGTAGAGGTGGTTCTGACCCATATTGGTATGATGTATTAGATTTAGTCGCAAATTTTTCTATTAGGGAATCAATAAATAGTCCATATCTTGATGTTCTTATCGGTATGGGCGACGGTATTGGTTTAATGGAAACACTTAAATTATCTGGTAACGAACAGGTATATTTAAAAGTAAAAAGAAAAGAATTTGGCCGAAGAACAATGTCTTTTACACTCTTTTTAAGGGTAGTAGAAATATATAATTATACGAGATTAAAACCTGGTCTGAACACATTTCAATTAAAATGTGCTGGAGAACACATATACAAAGATAGTTTAACATTGTTGAACGAATCTTTTAGTGGAACACCTAATGAAGTTATCAAAAAGATTGTTAAGAGTAAACTCCACACAGGTTTAAAATCATCAAAAGGTTCTAAGAATATTATATCAGGTGTCTTTCCAAATGTAAGACCAATGTCTGCAGTTAAATGGATATTAAGAAACACCTTTGATGATGGCACTCCGTTTTTCTTTTATCAGACTTTGGCTGACAATGGACAGATGAATTGTAAGTCGTATAAACATCTATTAAATGAAGATGTATTTATGGAATACGAATATGTACCATTTGTCGATAACGATGTTGCCCTAGAGACAGAGAATGGTTACGAGTACGAAAAGAAAACAATTAGGTCTATCGAATCACCATATAATCAATCTAAATTATTGGCCGCGAGGGCAGGAGCATATGCTTCCACTACACATTCGATTGATTATCATACAAAGACATATGAAAAGACTGTATATCAATACAGTGGGTCTGAATATAAATTAAATAAACACATACCCTTTAGTAAATCTGACAGAACAAAGATAAGTGATGAAATATTTTCTGATCACCCAGGCCAGAAACAATATTTCTTGTCTTTAAATAGTGGAGCATTTGCAAATAGTAAAAACTATACTTCTCCTGCCAAGATTGATTTTCCAAAGGCAATGTCGTATTTAAATAATTTAAGTTACCAAAAACATAGAATACAAATCGCAGGTGACTTTGAAATGAAAGTTGGTAATATAATACAAGTTAATATATTTAAGTCGCAAGAGAATACAGATGGTTCTGGTACTGATAAACTCCAGAGTGGTAAATATATGGTAACATCTATCGATCACATATTCGATAAAGGTTTCTATCAATATTTAACTATTCAAAGAGATTCGAGTGAGGTGGATTTAGATGCATCAAAGTGATATGTTCGTAGGTGGTAATTTTACATGGTTTACAGGTGTTGTAAAAGATGTAGATGATCCGAAGAAAATTAATCGAGTAAGAGTGTTACCCTTTGGTTATTACAATGAAAAGATAGAAGATAAACACCTACCATGGGCAACTGTAATGATGCCAAACACTTATGCTTCTATGCAGGGTATAGGTGGTAATCACCAATTAATGGTTGGTTCGTGGGTGATTGGTTTCTTTAGAGATGGTCCAAGTGCGCAAGACCCTGTTATTATGGGCACCTTTTCATCATATACAGATGGTATAACAGACTTACCAATAGAGTGCGATGAAAATTATCCAAATAATAAAGTCCATAAAACAGAGGGACTTCATAAAGTAGAATACGATAATACACCTGATAGTGAAAGAATAGAAATCACACATACAGATAATCACACTATTAGAATGATTAAAGATGAAGTGCGAATTCGACATAAAGATGATCACACTTTTACAATGAACGAACAAGAAATTGAATTAAGACACAAGAGTGGTACGATAATTAATATCGCAGAAGATGGAACTGTATTAATAGATGCTGTGAACGATGTTGTTAATATAGATGGTAACACGACTATTACTGGAACACTTCATGTTACTGACGCACAAACGAATGATTCAACTATTACAGCAACTGGAGAAATCACTTCTGGTAGTGTAACACTTACAGGTCACACACATAACGATACACCAGGACTTGGTGCTGGTAAAACTTCAACGGGGAGTGGATAATGGCAGATATGGGAATTAAAGACGGCAAGGTTGCATACCTTGACAGTAGTGGGAATGTAGTATATAACTTGCCAACTACAGGAACCAATGGCAATATGGACCTTACATTAAACTACACGCCAACGACTGAATCAGATTGGGACACGGTGCCAACAACAGTAGGTGAGGCCCTTGATGAATTGGCAAGTAGGATAAAGACCCTTGGTGGGTAAACACATGTGTTTGGGAGTATAAATAACTATATGAATAATGATATTAACATCACAACAAGTCCCGAAATTCTATCTGATAGAAGTATAAAGGGTAATACCAGAGCCTCTACTGTTGCAAGAAAGAAGGGGTATAGTGATTTAGACTTAAAATTAACTCGGCATAAAATTAGAAAAGATATTATTCCATTAAGAGATGATCAAGCGGTTAAGAATGCTGTGAAGAATCTCATCTTGACTAATTTCTTTGAAAGACCTTTTCAACCTAATATAGGTGCAAATTTAAGGGGTTTATTATTTGAACCAGCCGATGCGATCACTGAATTAGCATTAGAAGATAATATTAAAAGAGTGTTAAAAAGAGAAACGAGAATTGAAGTATCTTTTGTTGAAGTAGTAGATTTATCAGATAGAAATGCTTATAGAATAACAGTAAAATTTAATATAAAACAACTCGATCAAAGTGCAGAAGTCGAGATTGTATTACGAAGATTAAGGTAACGATATGGCAACTAATTTAAATGTAACCGAACTCGATTTCGATCAGATTAAAGATAATTTAAAGAATTATCTCAAGCAACAAACAGAGTTTAATGACTATAACTTTGAAGGGAGTGGTTTATCTACCCTTTTAGATGTTTTAGCATATAACACTCATTATAATGCCGTTGCCGCACACTATTCATTAAATGAAGCATTCCTTGATTCTGCACAAATTAGAGGGAATGTGGTTACAAGAGCTAAATTACTTGGTTATACACCTCGTTCTGTTCTTGCACCAAGAGCAAGAATTAATATAGTCGTTAATAATGCTGGACAACCAAATACACCTACTGAATTAATATTACCAAGGGGTACAAAGTTAACCGCAACAGTTCAAGGTGAAACATATCAGTATGTTGTATTAAATTCACAGACAGCCGTTGTTGCTGATAACGCACCAATATTTACTTTTTCTAATGTGGATATTGCTGAGGGCACATATAAAACACTCTTATATAGAGTTGATAACGATATTGAATCACAAAAATTCCAAATTACAGATGAAGATGTTGATACATCTACTTTAAGAGTTCGTGTACAAGAGAATGAAGAAGCACTTTCTTATGATGTATATAGTCGTTTTG